AGCCGTCACTCGCACTGAAACAGGTCTCCGAGGTCTATGGCCAGGGAAACCTCCTTGCCACAGTCGGCGTGCGTGAACTTAATATCATTGTACCTCGGGCCGGGTGCTCGATCGGCTATCTCCCGCAGAATGGTACGCCGGTCGGCAATACCCATCTTCAGTGCGAGTGACGGCTCACCGGCCAGTGCGTGCATTGTCCCGTTCGGGTCGGTGATGTTAATGATCACCCGCTGGAGCATAATGGTGTTCCGCTCCGCGAGCGTGGCGTCCACCTGATCTACTAGTGCCTGCTGGTCGCTGCCATTCGGCAGACGCACCCGGGCTACCGAGCCTTTCCGCAGCTTGACGTCGAACTCGATCTCATCACGCGGGTGGGTAAGCTTCTTTACCGTGATGTCGTCGCTGATCTCGAAGGTGATCTGGGCGGTGGTACCCTCACACTCACGGCACTTGAAGTTGATCACGGTCACCTGGTCGCCATAGGTTACCTGGCGAATACCAAGGATGATCTGCTCACGGTCCCCGACAAGCAAGTTCTTCAGCAGGGCCTTAGTCTCAGACTCAGGCTCATCGCCTATCTTGACGGTGCCGCACTCTAGTAGCGTGTTGATGAAGTGGAATGAGTTGTTGGAGGCGAGAGACTTATACAGCTTCTCCTCATCCTCGCCAGTCAGCTCACGCACGGTTGCGGTAGTGATAACCTCGTCACCGTGAATGAGGCCACCAGGCAGGGTGACCTCATCCGGTTCCACCTTTGGCGGGTCCTTCGGGAACTGTGTCTTGCCCGCATCCATAATGGCCTGCGCTGCGGCAGCGGCCCCCATCGGGTCAGTCGTGGACGATATCTTCTTTTCTGCCATGTCGTGCTCCTTGTATTACGGTTTGCTGTTATGCGAGAGAAGGAATATCGTTCGGGCCAGAGTCGGCTGCTATAACCGCCACGAAGCCTTCGTGGGCCAGAGAGAGCTGGGTGATAAAGAGCTGGTTGGCTCCCGCGTCCAGGTCGGAGTAAGCCACACTGGACGGCCACGCATTGTAGATGTGGAAGCCAGCCTTACTCGGAATCGACACGCCAGCATACGGGTGGTCGAGGACGTAGACGTACACCTGGCACCGGTAGTCGGCACCAGCCGCTGCCGTGCCCTCACCCTGGTTAACGGTGAACAACTGCTGGAGCCAGGCGATCTGTGGCGGGTTCGCGCCCGTAGTGACGCCACGGGTCAGCGTAATGGGGTTGAAGTCCGCCTGCCCGACCATCTTCTGGGTGGTCGTGTTCATCTCGCCCGTGCGATAAGGAATGACATCGAGATTCATTCCTAAACCGCTGACGGTCATGAAGCCAAGATGGACAGCGCCCGCGCCCATGGCATTACTCGCCGCAGGCTGGATGGTAACACTGAATTTGAAGTTCCTCAGTGGATCGGTGGCGATCGTACTGAGTGATTTGCCCTGCTGGACGATTGTCATTGCTATCCCCTGATCACGTGGTGGTGGTGACGGTGGTGGTGCCGGTGCCCTGGTACTGTGTGACATTGATGTTGATGAATTCGGCAGGGCTTTCCAGGGCCACCGCAACATCGACCGTGACGACACCAGCCTGCGCCATTGCTGCCGTGTTGTTGGTGTTGTCACAGGTAACTGAGTAGGCCTGGCCGGGAGTAGTCCCGGCGAGCGCCCCCATCTGGAGCTGCTGGGTGAGGTAGTTGGTCAGCACCGAAACAATTGAGTTCCACAGCAGGTAGTCGTTCGGCTCGAACAGCATAGGCTGGAGCAGTTGCTTGAAGTCGTGCTCAAGCTTGATGATCATCCGGCGAACGGCGATGTACCTGTCGGGGTAGCCCAAGTGCAGAGTGCGCCCGCCGAAGGGACAGTAGCCGACACCGGGAACTTGCTTGATGGTATTGACCTGCGCATTGTTCAGGGTGTCCAGTTGGTACTGGGTGAACTGTGTCTCCAGGCTGATCAGCCCAAGGACATTCTTGGTACCCGCCGGGGTCACGAACGTGCCAAAGGCAGTGTCCGTGTAACTGTACTGGGCGAGCATAAGCGGGCCCGGGGGCAGCCAGCGGGCCGCACCGGGTGTCACCGAAGACGGGTCCTGCACGAGCACCCAGGGGGCGTAGACCGCCGCGTACGTAGAGGCGGTCAGAGCGGGGGAACCAGTGCTGACCAACGTGAGGTACTCGTTCGTGCAGGCGGTGTTGTAGTTCGTTTCCGTCAGCCCTGCCGGGTCCGGTGCCGGGCCGTCGATGACGATGAACTTATCCCCGGCGTTAGCAGCCCAGGCGATAAGGGTGTTCAGTGTGAGCACATCAACGGCACCACCTTCGAGCGAGCAGCCGGGCACGTTGACGACAAGAACCTGGTCGAGCAGCGTGTCAAAGCCCTCTGGGATAGCCCCGGTGTAGAGGGTGACGGGCGGGGAGTCACCGGTCGTGGTGGTGCTTGCGAGGACTGGCGTCTCAGATCCATCGGTACCGCCGGTCAGCGGCTGGGGCCCGACAGGGGCCAGGTCACTCTCGTTCGGCACGTAGCTGTCGGGGAAGGGCCCGATGCCGACCGGGATAGCGTCTCCGCTAACCAAGTCGCTGACACTAACATACTGTGATCCCGTTGTCGGGGAGTTCAGCATGGAAATGCAGTACCTAGGATTCGCCGGGTCCATCGATAGATCCGGGAAGGTTTCCACCAGACTCGCGGTGTTACTGCCGTCGAGATACACGTTGAAGTTGAAGTAGTTCGGCCGGTTGACGACAATCTGAACGAAGAGGCCCTGCCCCCAGACACCGGGAGACTGAGAGGCCACACCTAATGCCGGGTTGCCAGCCAGATCCTTCAGCGCGTTGTCGTTCACAACGGACAGGCTGGCTGGCTCTGCATCCGTATTCGCCACCCGCAGAACATACACCTGCGCGCCGCCGTTGGCGAAGTACTCGTAGACAGCGAACGGCAGGATCGAGTTCGGCACTTGGGCGAAGGTACCGTAGTAGGTCACGTACTGGTTCCACGATGAAACCAGCATCGGCGTCGTAGGACCTCGCGGGTGGACGGCGGCAATCGCCGGGATCGCGTTACCCGTCCAGGTCGCCGTGATGATCGGGTTGAAGTTCTCGGTGATGTAAACGCCGGGGCGGCCGGTGGTGGTTGCCATCATTACTCCCTTTACTGGTTAAGTTGGGCGGTATTCCAGTTTGACTGATTGCCCACCGACAGCAGCCCAAAGGACTCCTGGATCTCAGTAGAGCTGAGTCCTTCTTCGTTGTAATAGTCACTAGGATTGAACGTGGGGCTTATTCCATAGTTGCCATTGACGATGATCTCGTTGACGGCAGCGACGGTGAAGACGTTACCGAACAGTTCGGTCGGTACTCGTACCAGGTACAGCTTCTTCTCCTGGTCATCACTTGGCACCCACGAAATGTGCGGCCCCGACATACGAGTGATCCGGCGGAAGGTACCGTCCTGCGGAATCTTGAGGGTGGCCATCCGGCCGAGCTTGTCCCAGCTTTCGAGCGCGGCGAGAATAGGCATCAGGTGGTCACGCTTGATGCGGGTGTACACGGTGATCTGGTAATCGATATTGTAGGGCACCGGGTAGTCGGAGACAAAGTAGGGCGAGTCGTTTGGGTCAAACCAGTCCTGGCCAGCGGGCCACCATTGAGGGTAGCCTTCGGGGGCATACGGGAGCTGGGTCCGTGCCCCCTGGTGCATTCGCTCGTTCGCCATCGAGATGTCGGGGAACTCCATGATGATGCACGGCGGCTGATATTTACTGACTTCATCTTCAGGACTACGATATTTAACCTTAACCTGCCGACCAGTTGCGTAGGCGTGTTGCTTGACCCCACCTACAGAAGGGCAGCCGTCTGTAGCATCATGCACCACCAACCCTTGGAGCATGTACTTGAGAGCGGCCATTCAAGCGTCCTCGTTAAGCAACCAGGACATCAGACACCACCTCCTTGGTGCTGAAGCAGATATGCTGCCGCAGCTATGAGATCGTCAGGGCTGTCCCTGAAAATCCCTAGGCCCCTGTTGCAGAAGTCGCAAAGGAGGGAGCGGACCTTACCGGTGTCGTGATCGTGGTCAACTACGAGGTTGTGTCGGTCAACACCATTGCCTGAGGGCACGCGCTTACAGATAGCGCACTTACCCTCCTGTGCCGCAAACATCTCGTCGTACTCTTCGGGCGTTAAGCCGTACTGCGATAGCACTGCTTTACGTGTCGTTCGAGCGATATAACCAGGCTCGCGCTCTTCACGGTCGAACCTATACTGATTGGCTGCCTTCTTCCGGCAGTCGTCACAATGTGGGTGCCGGACAGTATCTCCCTCACGCTTACCATGTCGAACCTGTAATTTGAACAGGTCGATAGGCAATTCCAGACGACAGGTCTTGCAGACTTTCGTCTGTAGCGTGTCAGGCACGGTTATTCCTTTAGGCGTATGTCTTGCGGCGAAGAAGCTGTCCGCGCGTGGGATAAGCTTCTACAATCAGTGTAACATTACCTGTACTCAAGATGCGAGAAGATAAGGGACTTGTCGTCTGCCCTGATGTCGGGGTAATACTTCTTGTGCATCATCCGCCACGCCAACTGATCATCGAACGCCCGGTGTGCCTTATCCCAAGGTATCCGGGCCCAGCAGTCAGAAGTAGGCTCCCACAATTCCGGCATCAGTTCTGCTGCACACTTGGCCAGGTAATCCCGGTGCGCAATGAAGCCCCCGGAGTTGATGTACCTGCCCTCGAAAGGCACACCGTAGAAACCTTGCTTCGCGCCAGATGGCTGGTTGATGACCTCCTGTTCGAACGCGCGGAGATCATCGCGGTGCGGCGGCCAGTCATAGGGCTCGGTCGTCAGCAGCATCTGGCAGTCATAAG